TTACTCACGAGTAAGAATGCTACCGCTCGGCTCCACCAACGGTTTGCTCGCATCCGAAATCGTCTTGAGGCCAGCTGTTATGTAGTCGTAGGACATGCCAGTCGCCTCTGAGGCGAGGTGCAATTCCTCGACATCCCACGGAACCTTGCCGTTGATCCGGTATGAGATCGCCTGCGGCGACTTTCCAATCGCCCGTGCGAGCTCGTAGTACTTGATTTGCAAGCGGGCGCATTCCTCGCGAACCCGGCGAGCGACAGCCGCGGCGCCGCGATCGTGATCAACAACCATCAATGTGGACATGTAAAGCACTTTACACCAGATCTGATGTAGATACTAACGCTCATCTGTAGAAACCATCGACACATCGCATTTTTTCATCCCAATCGCTTGCTTCTTCTACAACTGAGCTGTAGAACTACAACCATGTCATTCATGGCTACCACCATCGATCAGCGAGTAGCGGCCAACGTCCGCGCCGAAATGGCGCGTAGGCGAGTTAGTCAGCAGACGCTCGCCAACGCTATGGATCTGAGTTTTATGTCGATCTCACGGCGCATGTCCGGTCACGTCTCGTTCTCAATCAGTGAGCTGTACCGGGTAGCCGAGGTCCTGAAAGTTGATATACGCACGCTGATCGCTCTCGAACAGGCCGTCGCCTCGTGAGCACCGCGAAAGACCGTTCGATCGGCGAGGAGCTGATACAGATCATCCGCGCCGAGATCCGCGCCTACGACGAACGCAAGGACGAGGCGGTGCGGCTGCGCAAGGTCGCTGACCAGGCGGTCGCCGAGGCTGAGCGGGCTGCCAAGGCGGCGCGTGAGTCAAAGCCGAATTCCATCGGTGGCGCAATCAGCGCCGCCATCGTTGGCGATCTGAACGCGCAGGCCATCGACGCACTCTTCGAGCGTCAGCAGAAGCCGCTTGTGGACTTCACTACCACCGTCAGTGCCGCCTCTGTCGCTGACGGGCTTGGTGCATGGCAGCCGCGCAGCACAGGGGAGAACCCGCCACGTCGCCGATGGTGGCGCAAGAAGCGCTGAATCGTCATGTCTGACAACTGAATAGGAAAAACCCCGACGGCGGGCTCGCTCGCCAAAGTTCACCCGCCGCCGGGGCCTCTACAACCAGCCTAAAGGAGGCCGGTCATGTCCCACCGTATCCAAGTACCCATTGCGCGCGTCGAGGGTGTCCGCACCGCGATCATGCGGCACGCATTCTGGACCGTCGCGTTTCTCGCTCTCGTGTACGCGCTGGCCGCCCTGTCCAACCACCAGTACACGCAATTCGTCGTAGTGATGGCGCTGTTCGGCGTTGCAGTGGGGATTGATCTTCGTGTGCACCGTCGCGGGCGATACCGCGACCGGTCGGCCGTGCTACTGCTGATCGCCTTCGTGGCCATCGTTGTCACGGGCGTATTCGCGCAGGTGGGGGTGGCCGCGTGACAACCGACACCACGCCAAACGTGTTGAACCTCAACAACGTTATCGACAAGGTCACCGGCGCCATGGACGCGCTAAAGGAGACCGCCGAGGCTGCGGGCGTCGACTTGAGTGACGATATGCCGCACCTCGAACGCGAGCTGGATCGGTTCTTCGCTACGCGCCATACCGAACGCGACGAGGCCAGCGCCGCGATTCGCGCATCGGAGGCGGTCTGGTGATGGCCGAGACACCCAAGCCCACACGGGAACTCATCGCCAAGATGCGCGACGCAGCGGGCGCGCTACAGGACGCTACGCGTATCCACGTCGGAGACGACAACCCAGGGCGTGCAAGCCAGACCGACTGGAGCCCTGTGTATCTGCGCCAACTCGCCGACCAATGGGAGTCCGACCTAGACGCCGACGATCGCATAGTCGCGCAGATCGCGGACATGATGACCGACCCGACACGTCCAAATCTCGATATAGCACAAGAGATCGTACGGCGATTCAACGTCCTGCCGAAGGGGGCCAAGGGGTGACGCTGCACAAGGTCACGATCTGCGACCACTGGCATTGGATGCTGTGGGACGGGAAGTTGACACACCTGCCCCGACGCGCGGATGTGGATTACCAGGCGGGCGACTGCATCGTCTTCGAGGGTCGCCCATGGCGCGAATGGAACATCACGCACGTGCTCAACAGCGCGTCTATGCCGGGCATTGCCGAGGGGTACGTCGTGTTGTCTCTGGAGCACCCCGACAAGGCTCGCTGTGAGCGTGATTATGAGGCGCGCGGGCGCAGCAACGAGAGGCTACGCCGGTCGAATGCCGCACTGCGCGGCGTGATTACGCGTCTGCGCAACCAGATCAGCATGCGAGAGTACCGCGAGGTGGTGGGTCGGTGACTGAGACATCCAAGATCTACGTGGCAAGTTCCTGGCGTAATCACCTGCAAGGCGGGGTGGTTCATACGCTTCGCGCAGCCGGGTTCGACGTGTACGACTTCAAGAATCCACCCAATGGCAGCGGGTTCCATTGGTCCGAGGTTGGGCTACAGCGAAACAGCGATACGTCGCATGTTGAGGACTACCTGACTGCGCTGGAGCATCCCCGCTCCGTTGAGGGATTCAACTCCGACTTCGAGGCCATGGAGGCAGCCGACACATTCGTCCTGGTACTGCCGTGTGGGCGTTCTGCGCACCTAGAACTCGGGTGGGCCATTGGCGCCGGTAAGCGCACGGCGATCTTGCTGGAAGATCCGTGCACTCCCGAGCTGATGTACAAGATGGTGGATTACCTGGCGCCCAGCCTATTTGACCTACTCGGCTGGTTGGGGGTAAAGGACTGATGAGCCTCAACATCCCCGAGGGCTACGAGTTGCACTACGCGATCATGCAGCCCGACGGCACCCTAGCGAGCATTCCAGGGACAAACCAGCCGGCGATCTTCCTGGATAGGTCTGGCGCTGAGCACATCCTCGGGCATTTGCGCCAGGACGCTGCGCGTATGGGCATCACCTCCTATGCCGGTCGTGTGGTCTATCGCCTGTGCTCGCAGTTCATCGATCCCAACGACCCGATCGTCGAAACAATCGGGCAGATCGAGACCTGGCTGAAATCGCAAGGGGGCCAAGGGTGAGCAGCCACTTTTGCCCGGTGTGTTGGCGGGATGCCCAGCAGACCATGAACGGAAACATCTACGCGCATTTCGACGGCGCGAGCAATGAATGTCCGGGCAGTAACCAGCCATTCACGATCGCCATCACGGCGCCGAGTCGAATCACGCTGCGACACATCATCAAGGACATTCACGAGATGCGGGAGGCGATTGCCGCATGAACTGCACCAAATGCGGCCAGCGGCCCAAACAGGTTCGGGGAATGTGTCGCTCGTGTTTTCTGTCGGATCGGCCTTGGCCTGAGCAGTACGACGAAATGCATGCCATCGGCCGCTCCGACTGGGAGATCGCCAAGACCATGAACCAAGACCCGGCCACGTTCGCGCGCATGGCCGCTCGCTACGGAAGGACACTCGATTCAGTCATGACCCAAATCGTGCGTGACTACAGGCTCGCCAAGGGGTGGGCATCGTGATCGAACTGACTCGCGATGGTGTCTACGCCGGCATCTCCGATACCGAGTACCACGCCGACCGGTCGGCATTGTCCAGCTCGGGTGCGCGGCTGCTATTGCCGCCGTCGACACCGGCAATGTTCCGGTGGCGCATGGACAATCCATCAGAGACCAAGCCCGAATGGGATTTTGGGCGTATGGCGCACCGCGTGCTATTGGGCGCCGGGGCTGAGATTTGCGTGCTGGAGCCCGCGATTCACGGACTCACCAAGGGCGGCGCGATCGCGAAATCGCCCCGTGCCACCGACACGTGGAAAGAGGCCGAGGCCGAGGCACGAGCCGAGGGCCGCGTGCCCGTGCATGTTGACGACTACCAGATTGCGCAGGCCATGGCCGACAAGGTGCGTGAACACCCAACCGCTGGGCCACTATTCGCCAGCGGAAACGCAGAGGTGTCACTCGTAAGCACCGACCCTGAAACGGGTGTGCGTCTCAAGGCGCGCCCGGATTGGATCACCGGCGACGGCACCATCGTCGACTACAAGACCGCGGTCAGCTCGGAAGTGGACGCGTTCTCACGCAAGGCAGCGGACTTCGGCTACCACATTCAAGAGGCGTGGTACCGGCACGTTGCGCAACTACTCAAGCTGCATGACAACCCGCGGTTCCTGTTCGTGGTGCAGGAGAAGGAAGCCCCCTACGAGGTGTCGGTATTCGAGTACCAGGACCCCATCGACAAGGCCGAGGCCAAGCGCCAGATGCGCGAGGCGATCGGCATCTACCAGCGCTGCAGCGCGGAGGGGAAGTGGCCGGGCCGCTCACCCGAAGTCACTCCAATTTTCTTGCCCCAGTGGGCGCACGGCGACGACGAAATGGATATCTGACATGGACATCAGCGAGACCATAGTCCCGAAGTCTGACCAGCTGAATGCCGAAGATCTGCTCATCGGCCCGAAAACGGTGACCATCAAGGGTGTTTCACGAGGCGATGCCGACCAGCCTGTGAAGGTGGCCCTTGTCGAGTTCGGGGATGGGCGCCCGTTCAAGCCGTGCAAGTCGATGCGACGCGTGATGGTCGCGGCATGGGGCCCAGACGCATCGAAATACCAAGGTCGGCGCATGACGCTGTACTGCGACCCCGCGATCAGGTTCGGCGGCCAGGAGGTCGGCGGCATCCGGATCTCGCACATGAGCGACATCGACGAGCGGATGACTGTTGCGCTCACAGTGACCCGAGGCAGACGGGCACCGTTCATCGTCGACCCGCTGCCCGCAGTATCCGACACGATCACCTCGGATCAGTCCAAGCGGCTGTACGCACTGCTGCTCGAATGCGGCCTCGACGACAAGGACGCGGCGCTCGCGTGGATCGGTCGAGCTATCGGCCGGAGCGTGGCCGGCACCAAGGATCTCAGCCGCGACGAAGCCGACAAGGCGATTGGCATCCTCGAAACCGCGGGTACGCCAGGTGACGACGGGGACGATTCCGAGATCGTCACACCGGAGCTGGCCGAATGAGCGCGCCAGCGGTGCGCATGATCACCGACAAGCAGCTGTACAAGCTCAACATCCTGTCCAAGGAATGCGGCCTCGCCTATCGCACTGCACGGCTCAAGTGGATGAGCGATGAGGTTGTGCGCGAACTGAAATCGTCCAAGGAGCTGACCTGCGACGAGGCAAGCATGCTCATCAAAGTTTTGGAGTACGAGAAGTCCCAGCGTGCCCAAATATCCGAAAGCACCACTACTGCAACAGATGAAGGAGTCGCATCATGGCCGAAGTAACCGAGAAGCCCGCAGATTTGAAATCCACCAACGAACTCGACAAGTTTGACGACGGCGTGGCTGCCGGCCCGACCGAGATCCGGCTCGGTCAAGCCCTGCTCATGACCCTGAGTGATCCGCCCGAGGCCGGCGAATACATCGACATCTCGGCGCGTCTGTACATCAAGCACGCCGGTTTCGATCAGAACACCCCGGACAGCCCGAAAGTGCCTGTGCGGCAAGCAAAGATCATCGTGGCATGGCCGCTCGGTGATCAGATGCCCAAGCCCAAGTCCAAGAATGGCGCCGAGACCCCCGAAATTGACGGCCAAGAGCCCCTATTCGAGGCCGACGGCGACCCGCAAGGTGCTGACGACGACCAGGCCGACACCCAAGGTGACAGCACGGTCGTCGAGTTCACCGGCGGTCCGGCGTTCTCCGACGGCACCGAGGGCGACGGCGAGTAAATGCCCACCCAACCGGTCATCGACCACCGCGGCGATTCTGCTCCCGCCGCGGTGGTCGATGACTACCCACTCGGCGAGCACCCGCCGGTCACCTGGTGGCAGGTGCAGAACATCCCGTACGCGGTAATTGAGTTCATCACGCCGATCGTCATTTCGGTTACCGAAGCAACGCTCGACCTCCTCTCCGTGACGCTGTTCGGCAAGCCATGGTCCGAGCTGTTCGACCACCCGCAGTGGTCGGAGTGGTTCGAGTGAACGCCATCTACGTCGCCGAGATCGACGAAGCGCGCGCAGCCCGTAACGCCATGACCGAGATGGACCGGGCACCAAGACATCCGTACGCACACGACGGCATGTGCGGTGACCGAGACGACGCGAGGGACGAGCGACCGTGACCGCGCCCCCGATGGCCTACTTCGGCGGCAAGACGCGCCTCGCGCGCCGCATCGCGGATCTACTTCCGCGACATGGTCACTACGTCGAACCGTTCGCCGGCTCCTTGGCGGTGCTGCTCGCCAAGGAACCGAGCAAGATGGAGACGGTCAACGATCTCGACGGCCTGTTGATGACGTTCTGGCGGGTGCTCCGCGAGCAGCCCGACGAGCTGATGCGTGTATGCGCGCTTACCCCTCACTCGCGCGGTGAATACCTCGAGGCCCGGGCCGCCGACCTCGGCCGGCTCGATGACATCGAGGTTGCCCGGCTTGTCTGGTTGCAGATCGCGCAGGGACGCGGCGGCACAATGCGCCAAACCGGATGGCGAATGTTCGTGAACCCGAACGGCTCATCTATCCCCATGGGCGACTATCTCGAGGCCTACGTCAACCGCATGGCCGCAGCAGCCCAACGATTGCACCACGTGAGTCTGGAATGCAGGCCGGCCCTTGAAGTGATCGCGCAATACGGTTCTGATCCTGGGTGCTGCCTGTACGTGGACCCGCCGTACCTCGGGGATGTGCGTCGGGCAACGGGCAATGGGTACCGGATCGAAATGCGTGAGCCCGAGCTGCACGTCGAACTACTGGAATCGCTGCTCAGATGCCGCGCATCGGTCGTGCTGTCCGGGTACGACTCGCGGCTCTATAGCGAGGCCTTGGTCGACTGGGGCCGAATCGAGATGGCGGCGACAAGCCAAGGCGGTACGGACGTGACACGCACCGAGGTTCTGTGGGTCAACCGCCCCATATCGCAGCAGCTTTCGCTAGGCGATGCATCATGAGCCGCACCCCCGAGAGTTCAGCGGCTTACCGCGCTGGGTTGTGCGTCGACTGTAGGACCGAGCCGCACAGCGCCGGTCGGCCCCGGTGCGAGAAGTGCCACACGAAATACAGAAGGGGTGAGTGATGGGCGACAAGACTGGAATTGAGTGGACCGACGCGACGTGGAATCCAATCACGGGTTGCGACAAGGTATCTCCCGGTTGCGATCACTGCTACGCCGAGACGTTCGCCGAGCGCTGGCGCGGAACCGAGGGCCACTACTTCGTCAACGGGTTCGATGTGCAGCTGCGACCCGACAAGCTCGACTTGCCATTGCGCTGGACCAAACCGCGCCGGATCTTCGTCAACTCGATGTCAGATCTGTTCCACGACAAGGTTCCTGATGAGTACATAGCTCGCGTGTTCGCGGTGATGGCGCTGGCGCCACAGCACACGTTTCAGCTGCTCACTAAGCGTCACGGGCGGATGGGGGCACTGTTGCGAGACGGCGAGTTTCAACAGCAGGTCTACGACGCATGGGGACAGCTGGAGATGCCGAAGGGGCGCCCGTCGATGGAGGACTGGCCGTGGTCCGGCTGGCCACTGCCCAACGTCTGGTTGGGCGTGAGCGCCGAGGATCAGAAACGTGCCGACCTCCGTATCGCGGCACTGCTCGATACCCCGGCCGCTGCGCGGTTCGTCAGCGCCGAGCCGCTACTCGGGGCGATTAATCTCCCGTCGCACTGGCTTCACCCCGTCATGCGGACCCCGTCGCCCGAGAACAACGCGATCGGTCGTCGTATCGGTAAGGCCCACGGCGTTGGATTCATCGACTGGGTGATCGTCGGCGGCGAATCAGGCCCCGGCGCAAGGCCAATGCACCCAGACTGGGCGCGCTCACTGCGCGACCAATGCGTAGCCGCTGGCGTGCCGTTCCTGTTCAAGCAATGGGGCGAGACCGTGCCGCTTGGGCAGATGACGGACGAGGCACGTCGGCGGTGGGACGACCACCACGGATGCGATGTCTACCCCGAGGAAAGCCTCTGGCGTCTCGGCAAGAAGCGCGCGGGGCGCGAGCTAGACGGCCGCACGTGGGACCAATACCCCAGGGCGGTGCGCTGATGGCCGACCATTGCCCAGATCCCGATGGAATCCCGCTACCCGGGAGTGTGCGCGGACGAACCGAGTTCTACCCCGGCATGGGCACGTGCCGATACTGCCGTCGCGAATACAAGCTGCGCGCAAACGGACTCATCCGCAAGCACAAGGGCCTGCCCCGGCGTACCGATGGTGGTTGCCCGTACCTCTGCGACCCGTCATGTGATTTCAGCTGCTACAGCAAGGCGGTGGCGTGATGACGCTCCATTTCACCCTGCACGTCAACGGCCAGTCGATCGCCGAGGGGATGACGATTCAGCGCACCACGCCGGGCCGACCACACCCCGACGAAGTGAACACCTATGTCGCACAGACCAAGTGTGACGGCACCTGGCACACCACCACAGTTGAGCACCGGTATGGGGATGGACCGTGGCAGTTGGTGCGCAAGGTGCTGGACGTGATCGCCAACCAGACAACGACAAAAGAGGGATAGACGAACATGGCACGGGAATATGCGCGCATCCGGATCAGCATCGCCGGAGACGGTCACGTCGAGGAACTCACGGCCGCGGCGCAGTGGCTGTACTTCCGGATCCTGATCCCAGACCCCAAGCTCTCGCACTGCGGTGTCACCGACTGGCGGCCGAAGCGACTCATCAACAAGGCCGCCGGGCTCACGGTCGACTACATCGAAGCAGCGGCCGCCGAGCTGGAACGTGAACGATTCGCCCTCTTCGACGAGGACACCGAGGAAGTGTTGGTGCGGGCGTACATCCGTTCCGAAGAGCTGCTACGCAACCCCAAGATGGCCGTGGCCGTGGCCGACGCGTACCTCGGTGTGTCCTCGCGTCAGCTAAAGGCTGTGATCGCATCGGAGGTCCACCGGGACAAGTCGGAGCACCCCGACTACTCATCGTGGACGCACGCGATCAGCCGCGAATCGGTGGAGATATTACTGACCGCCAAGACCTCGGATGAGGTTCCGTATGTGGACACGTTCGGTAATCCGAATACCGATCCCCAAGAGGTACCGACTACCAATCAAAACGGGAACGACATAGCCAACCGGAACGGTAATCAAGACCCCGGTACCGAAACCCAATCGGAAACCCAAGCCGATTCCCTGCACCTGCACATACAACCTAATTCCCTACAGCCTGCACCTAATAGGGGTTACGCAAGTACGGAAGGTCACCAGGGCGCCGAACCCGACCCCACCAACCCCCCACCCCCTCACTGCCCGAGACACCCTGGCGGGACCAGCGAGCCGTGCCACGCCTGCCGCGACGCCCGGGAACGACGCACGCAATGGGACTGGGCGATGAGCGAACAGCAACGGGCGCAACGCGAAGCCGAGCAACAGGCAGCGCTGGAGACCAAGCTCGCCGCGGTCGCCGTGTGCGAGCTCTGCGACGACGACGGGTACCGCGGCACCCATGTCTGCGATCACATCGACCGCGGACAAACGGCAGCCAAGGGGTCCGCACTCGCCCGCGCCGCACTCGAGAAGGCTGCCGGCGATGAATGAACTCGACATCGACGAACGCGTGACCAAGATGCGCGCATGCAGCCACGACCGATGGCACTACCGCGACGCCAACGGCAATCGGCGCTGCTGGGACTGCGGGGCGTGCGTCAGACCCAACCCAATCGTCCCGATTGTCGCCTTCCACAAGGAGGTTCACCGATGAGCGAGCATCCCCGCCCCTACGTGCCCCGCCGCCCACGCCCGAGCGCCTCTCGCGGCCCCGTCATCGCGGCCTACGCCGACAAGATCGAGTTCCCGTGCCAGAACTGCGGCGCCGAGGCCAACGGCTGGTGCAAGACACCACACGGCACCGACGCAATCGCGCCGTGCTGGAACCGCGGCGCCAAGGTGGGTGCGCGGTGAGCGATTTACAGAAGGCATTCGAGGATGGGATCGACCTCGGACTCAGGCTCGCGCGACTCTTCGCTGGGGACGCCGCAGACTACGAGCAAGGGCACGGTGCCCCCAGCGCGGCCACCGCCTTGCGCAACCTCGCGACAGTTCTCGAAAATGCCCCATTCACCGGATATCCGAGGTACCAGAAGTGACCACCGTCATTGGCATCGACCCGAGCCTCGTCAGCACCGGACTCGCCGTGCTCACCGACGGACGACCCACGGCAATGCACTCGATCGGCTGGGGATGCCACAAAGGCGCAAGCTACGAAGACCGATCCCTGCGCATCCTGGCCGTCAAGAAGGCCATCCTGACATGGATCGACCACCACGCCCCAAACCCCGATCTGGTTGCCATGGAAGGCGAAGTACCGGGCGGCAAGGTCACCGGTCACTACTTCGACCGCGCGGGCCTGTGGCATCACCTATACCCGGCGCTGCGCCGGCGCAAGATGCCCGTCGCGATCATCAACCCCAAAACCCGCCCACTGTGGGCGGTGGGCAACGGCAACGCCGACAAGAAGGCCATCCTGCCCGCCGTGTGTGCCTGGTACCCCGGTGTCCCGATCCGCAACCACGACATCGCCGACGCGATCATTCTCGCGCTCATGGGCACCATGAAGCTCGATCGCAGCGTGCGAATGCCGTTCTTAGTCAAGGAACGTCATTACACCGGACTGGAGGCGGTGAAGTGGCCGCGATGAGCGATTGGGGCGGGGTGCTCAAGTGTTGGCCCGCGCTTGACTGGAGCCACGTGCCAGACGATCCCTTCGACCCCACCCCGTGGTTCAGCATGTTCTACAACGACGTCGACCTCGACACGATCGACTGGGCCGACGAAATGCGAAAGCTACCAGGGCAGTTCACTCAACGGCTGTACTTCCCAGGGTCACCGGATCAACGCATCATCGCCGAGGGAGTCTACGAATTGACGGGAGCGACGGCATGGCCGAAGTGAGCGAGGCGCAAGACGTGATGGCTGAGGTCGCCGAGAAGCACCGCCCCTATGGTCTGGATTGCAAGTGCGGACGCCCGATAAACAGCGATGCAGACTGGTCCAGACACATCGCCGCCGAGATCGATAAGGCGCTCGCACGAACCACGGAAGACGCGATTGCCGCGCTGCTCCAGAGGCACGTGTTTTGGAATGACGAAAGCCCGGACGGCGATGTCGACTATTGGTGCGATTGCGGCAAGGATATGGACGGCTCAATTGAATGGTCTGCGCACGTGGCCGAGGTGATCGCATCGGTAGTCCACCGATGACCAAGTGCCGCAAGTGCTCCCAGAAATGCGATCTGTTCCTGTGCAATGACTGCATCGACCAGCTACAGGAACACCTCACCGAGATCGCCTGGCTGATAGGCGAACTGGAGATAACACTCACCGGTCAAGACGTGCTGACCACCGGATCGGTCGGGCAATCCAGCGAGGAACCCAGCCCGATTCGATTCGACTCGGAGGGCAATCCGAATACCATCGCCGACCAGACGTGCAACGCTGTCACCACATGGGTACGTGACCTCTGCGAAACGCGCCGGATCGCATTCGAGCCGGTGCGCGTCGTCGCGCTCGACTTCATCGGACCACTGCCTGATGAGCGCTGGCGGCGCCTCCCGCAGCGATACCAGCCCACCGCGGCCGACGCTGCCGAATGGCTGGCCGAACACGTGCACACCATCGCGGCCGACCCCGGGGCCGCGCGCTGCTTCAAGGAAATGGCCGACCTGCGCGCCGGTGCATTGCGCATGATCAACCGGCCCGACCGCCATTTCGCCGGCCCATGCCCGACCATCAAGGCGTACTCACGCACCGGCAAGCCCATCGAATGCGGCAAGTTCCTGTACGCCGCGACCGACGAGCGCAGCATCACGTGCCCATCGTGCAAGCAGCCGGTGGACGTGCAGCGCAACCGCCAACGCGCATGGCTCGAAGGCGACCGGCTCACCGAGCGCATCCTGCTCAAGCGGCTCAAGGACATCGAGGAACCGGTCTCGGAGCGCCAGCTCTACCGGTGGCTTAGGCAGCGCAAGCTCTCCCCGGTCGGCTGGCTGCATAAGGGCGTGTTCGTCGAGCACTACATCCTGCGCGGAGATCCGCGGGTGTTCAGCTTGCGCGCTGTTCGGCAGCTGCGTGCCGCCGAGCTCAAGGCGGGACGAGTCGAGACCGCGGATGCAACATCGGCGGTAGAAATTCTCCACGAAATGTTGCAAACGGAATCGGCAATCGAGCACGAGCCCCCGCGCCGGCACTTCTCGCGTACATACGGGCAATCGGGGACGTCGACGTGAGGCTCTGGTGTATCGGCTGCGACGACATTCACGACGAAGCCGATGTTCGGTGGACGCCGCAGTGGGAGCTGCTTTGTCGGTCCTGTGTTCGCGCCCAGTGCACACACGGCGTCAACGGTGTGTGGATACCCGCCTGCACCCGGTGCGGCAACTACTGGAATGAGCAATGCCACGTCGTGGCCACGTCCGTGTCAGAGCTTTGTCGGTGGTCAGCGGTACAACTTGCAGATGGCACGGCCACCGCGCGATAAGTTCCCCAACGCGTACGTCGGTGACCTCGTGCCCAACGGTAAGGGCTGGACCGTCGTCAGCCCCACCTACTGCCCCAACTGGCATAGCGCCGACGAGCCAGGGTGGACCCAGCGTTGTCGTCCGTGCGCATGCGGCGGCAAGCACCACATGTGGACATGCCATTGCGGTGCGACCGTCTACGCGCCCAAGATGGGCCCCGAGTGCGAGATCCTCAACGGGCCCGGATCTGGGCGGGAAGAGTCACGCCGCGGTGGTGTGACATAGGCGCGAAAGATATTCGGCCGAATGTCACACGCCACGCCTGCCCCTCACGTTACTTGCGCAACACGTCCTGACCTGCGACGATTGGAACTGTCGCAAGTAGACCCTGCCCAAAAAACCCGGCCTGAGCTGGGGTTTTGTCATATTAAGGGGCCTTGAATGAACGTCGGCGAGCTGATCGCAGAGCTATCCAAGCTCGACCCGAACTTGGCCGTCGTGATGCCCATGTGCGATGAGGCTGACGGTGAAGTCGCTTCGGTTGATACACAGATCGCGCAGCGAGGCCAGGCCTACGCCGGACAGCCGATCACATGGCATCCATGGGGCACATGGCGAGGGTACGACCCGCCGCGGTCAGTCGCTAGGCTCGGCTGCTGATCAATGCCCAGCGCGCCACCGCGCGTATGTAGCCGCTGCCACAACCCCGCGCCCAAGGGCCGCCCATGCTCATGTCGTCCGGCCTGGGAAGGGTCCACCCACGACAGCGGCAATGACCGGCGCTGGCAAGGCGTGCGTGATGCCTACCTGGCCACACACCCGCTGTGCGAGCACCCGAGCTGCCCGCGTCTGGCCGACGACGTAGACCACGTGACGCCGCTGGCTGAGGGTGGCGAGAAGTACGACCCGCGCAACTTCATGTCCCTGTGCGATGACCACCACAAGGCCAAGACCAACGCCGACGCACTGCGCGGCAAGACCAGAGCGAGGTAAGCACGACCATGGCACCAGCCGAGTTCCGAACCATGACGATCACGACCGAGGTCCGCGAGCCCCACGTGATCACGCTGCTGTGCGGTGATCAGGTCGTCGGCACCCTCGACCTGCGCAAGTACATGCCTTGGCGTACCAAGCTCCGCATTGCCGTTGCGTGCTGGACCAAGAGCATGCTCGCCAAACTGCGCAGCAAACCCACGTCTGTGTGAGCAAACTTCTATCCAGCGGCGCGTGCATAAATATTCAGAGGTTTATGCATGGCGTATAACCCCGATTGGCGCATAATCGCAGGTCAGAGGGGGTATAGGGGTGAATATCGCTCTGACCAGCACGTATGCGACTCGCCGCGGTAGCTGAAGATTTTTCTGCACAACATCCATGCAAGGGGGGGCAATTATGCATAAACCCCACGGCGCGCCAGCAAATGGCCTCCACGTACAGCAAATAGGTGGTGAGTGATGCCCGCACGGCAGCCAGCGAAACTGCTCTTACTCAGCGGTCGCGGCGAGGGCCAGGATAGTGCAGGTAGGCCGGTTGCACAGCCCCCGGCGTTCAAGCGTCTGGCCCCGAATCCGCCGAGCTGGCTCTCGCGCGAGGCAAAGGCCGAGTGGAAGCGCGTTGCCCCTGGCCTGGTGCGTCTTGACCTGATCAAACCGGAGGACCGGGCGACGTTGGCGGCCTACTGTGAGACGTGGGCGCGGTTCGTCGCGGCAACCAAGGATGTCACCGCCAACGGCATCACCGTGCGCAATGAGTCGACCCGCAAGGACGGCTCCACCTCGGTGTGGTGGACGAAGAATCCCGCGGTGGCCGTCGCCGAGCAGGCGTCGGCACGGTTGCTGCAGTTCGCGAACCACTTCGGTTTGACGCCGGCGGCCGAGCGCAACGTGTCCAAGCGAGACGACGATCGTGGCGAGTTCGAGGCGAACCCGTTCGCGGGTGCAGCCGCCGACGACTGATAGCCCTTGGGCTGACGCTGATCTCGATGCACTCAAGCTCAGCCCCGAGGTTGCTTGGTATCTCGAATCGCGCGGCTATGCGGTCCCTGACTGCCCTCCGCTGATCAAGACGCCGGAGCCACGCGAGGTTCCGGGGGCGCGGTTCGACCCTGAACGCGTCGACAAGGTTGTTGCGGCGTTTCGCCAGTTGCGTCACACCAAGGGCAGATTCGCTGGTCAGCGCTTCGATCCTGACGTGTGGCAGGTGGCGTACATGATCGCCCCGGTTGCTGGCTGGGTGCACAAGTCGCTGGACTCGGGCAACTGGGTGCGCATCATCACGATCGCGTACTTCGAGATGCCGCGTAAGAACGGCAAGAGCACCACGGCGTCCGGGTGGGGCATCTACCTGACGGCAGCTGATGGCGAGCAGGGCGCGCAGGTGGTAGCCGCGGCGACGACCAAGGATCAGGCCGGGTTCGTCTTCGAGCCAATCCGTCAGATCGTCAACAAGTCGCCAGGGCTGAAACGATACTTGCGGGCGCTCAAGCACCGGATCACGCACGCGGCCAGCGGAAGCTACTTTCAGCCGATCGCCAACGCGGGCGATGCGCAGCACGGCGCAGACATTCACGGCGCGATCGTCGATGAGTTGCACCTGCACAAGGACATGGCGCTGATCGAGGCGCTGGAGACCGGAACGGGCTCTCGTGAGCAGCCGCTCATCATCTACATCACGACCGCGGACGCTGGGCGCCGGCATACGCCGTACGACGAGAAGCGTCAGCTGATCGAGAAACTGGCGCGCGGGGTGCTCAAGCGGCCAAGCACGTACGGAGTGGTGTTCGCCGCCGAGAAGCCCGAATACGACAAGGGCAAGCTGGTCAAGGGCGATGACCCGTTCGCCGAATCGACCTGGCGCAAATCCAATCCCGGCTACGGGATCAGCCCGACGAAGCGGTCCATGGTCGAGGCCGCCGAGAAGGCGAAGGACTCCCCAGCCGAGCTGGCCCGGTTCTTGAGGCTACGTCTGGGCATTCGGACGAAGCAGGAAACCCGGTATCTGGACGTGGGCCACTGGGATATCAACGCCAGCATCGTTGTTCCGGAGCGCCTAAAGGGGCGTGAGTGCTACGGCGGCTTGGACCTCGGATCGACGAGTGATCTGTGTGCGCTGGCATGGGTGTTCCCGAACGATGACGGCACTTTCGATGCGCTACTTCGGCATTGGGCACCAGAGGACTCGATCGAGGATCTCGATGAGCGAACTGCGGAGAACGCGACGAACTGGGTCGCCCAACACTGGCTGACGACTACCCCGGGCAACGTGACTGACTACGACTTCATCGAGGCGCAGATCGCACGGGACCGTGACGAGTTCCTGGTGCAGGAGATCGCCTATGACCGGTGGAACGCACAACAGCTGATTAACAACCTGATCACCGACGGCGCCCCGATGCTCACCATGGGCCAGGGGTTCGCCTCGATGAGCGCGCCAACCAAGGACTTACAGCGGTTGATCCGCATCGGGGCACGCACGGATGAGAACGGATTGCCGATCAAGCCGATGATCCGCCACGGCGGTAATCCGCTGTTGCGCTGGGAGATCGACAACTTCGCGGTTGCGATGGACCCGGCAGGAAATGTGAAGCCGGACAAGGCCAATGCTGGCGACAAGATCGACGGCGTGGTGGCGCTGATCATGGCGCTTTCCCGCGCGCTAGCCGCCAAGGAAACCGAGACGAGGAGTGCATATGAAGACAGCGACTTTGTCGCGCTGTGAGGCTGACCGGTGGGCCTAGCCTCATGGCTCGGGTTCGCGCCCAAGCCTTCTCAGATTCCGAGCATGCCGTCGCGGCCGACATACGAGCTGATACCCGAAGGCATGAGCCTGGACGAGTACCTCACCAGCATCATGCATCAGCCGGTCGAGAAGCTATGGCGCGAGCAGCCTCACCTACGCACCCTCGTTGGATTCGTCTCGCGCAACATCGCACAGCTGGGCATCCACGTCTTCGAGCGTGATGCCGAGGACGGGCGCAACCGGGTCAGGGACAGTCCGCTCGCGAACCTGCTGCGCGACCCCAACGACGATATGACTCAATTCGATCTGATCGAGGCCACCGTCGCGTCGAGGATGCTCTACGACGAAACGTATTGGTACGTGGGCCGCGACAATAACGCGCCGACCGGTTGGGTGATCCGGCACATTCCGACGACATGGGTCATCGGCACCATCGGGCAGACGGCATTCAACGTCGCCAAGTACAAGGTGGCGATCCCTGGGACATCTGGGCAGTGGACCGAGGTTGACGCCTCCGACATGATCGTGTTTCGCGGCTGGAACCCGGTTGACCCGAGGTCTGGTGTTTCTCCGGTGCACTCGCTCAAAGCGATTCTGGCCGAGCAGATTCACGGCCAGGTGTTCAGAGATCAGATGTGGAAGCGTGGCGGGAGGGTCGGCTCATATCTGACACGCCCCGCGACGGCGCCGAGCTGGAAGGATGCGGGCCCGGACGGCACTTCGCCCCGCAGTCGATTCATTGAGCAGTGGAAGAACTCGTATGCCGGGGATAGCGCGTCCAACGCGGGTGGGACGCCGCTGCTCGAAGATGGCATGGAGTTGAAGGCAATCGCGTTCAACGCCAAGGAGAACCAGTGGGTTGAGGGCGTGAAGCTCTCGCTGGAGACTTGCGCCCAGGTGTACTTCGTCAACCCCACGATGGTGGGCATTCTCGACAATGCGAACTACGCGAATGTGCGCGAGTTCCGCAAGGCGCTGTACGGAGACAACCTCGGTCCCGAGATTGAGCGGACGGTGCAGCGCATCAACAAGAAGCTGGTGCCGAAGCTGGCCGACCCGCGAAACGTCTACTGCGAGTTCAACCTCCAAACGAAGCTGGCCGGGTCTTTCGAGGAACAAGGCGACATGTTGCAAAAGGCCATCGGTGGCCCGTACATGACGCGCAATGAGGGGCGCGCACGGCTGAACATGCCGCGCATCGACGGCGGCGACGAGCTGATCGTGCCGCTGAACGTCACCGCCAACGGTGACCAGAACCCGGTACCCGCAGGCAACGAGCCGACCGACCCGAACGAGGGAGATAAGAGCAATGGCCGCAACATCAACGGACGCGATTTGCATGTCCACTTCTGACGACCTCGCCGCAAAGCTCGGACCGCACGCCGAGTCTGGCGCGAAGTCCGTGGTCGTGAAGTTCAAGACCGACGGGCTGGAAGATGGCGAGTTCATCGGCTACGCGAGCGTTTTCGGCAACAAGGACAGCTACGGCGACGTCGTGCTACCGGGTGCGTTCACGAACACACTGGCCGACTGGAAGGCCAAGGGCATTCCGATTCCGCTGCTGTGGGGCCACAACACCGCCGACCCTGACTTCAACCTCGGTGAGATCCTCGAGGCCACCGAGGACGACCGCGGGCTCAAGGTGCACGGCCGGTTGGACATGGAATCGCCGAAAGCCGCGCAGACCTATCGGCTACTCAAATCGGGCCGGGTCAATCAGATGTCATTCGCCTATCGCGTGGTCGATGGCGCGTACATCCAGCCCGAGGGTGAGGACAAGACCTGGCGAGATGCCTACTACGAGCTACGGGAACTCGAACTCTATGAGGTGTCAATCGTGCCGATCGGCGCCAACCAGGAGACCGAGATTCTGGCGGTTAAGGCGGCTACGAGCGCCATGGCGGCCAAGGCCGGGCGCGCGCTGTCGGCCAAGAACGGGGATGCGCTGCGCGGCGCGCTTGCTCAGGCCGAAGAGATCGTGGCCGCCCTCAAAAGTGTGCTGCCGGATGCGGATTCGGCAGACAAAGAAGACCAGGACCAGACCAGCGGCAAGGAACCGCCCGCCGATGAGCCGAAGGCTTCGTCGGATGTGGCCACGCCAGACCCGTCCGTCTACCTGGCGCTGTTAGCAATCAACGAAGCCTGAAAGGGGCAAATGGGATGAATCCCAAGGAAAAGCTCGCAGCGCTGATCAAGGCGGCGCGTGAGGTGGCTGAGAAGGCCAAGGGCGAGAACCGGGCACTGACCCCGGAAGAGCAGACCGACCTCGACGGCAAGATGGGCGAGATCAACCAGCTCAAGTCCGACATCGCCGCGGGCGAGAAGTCCGCCGCGACACTGGCCGCGCTCGATGCGATGGCCGGCGAGATCCCGGGCGATGTCCAGCCGGGCGGTGACGAGCGGGGCGCGAAGTCTCTCGGCGAGCACTTCGTCAAGCACGCGCACGCAGGCATGCTCGAAAAGAAGGGCCAGTCCAACGTCACCGTCGGTGCGCCCGAGTTCATTCCGTCGAAGGCGGCCACCGACAACCACGTGGTGGGTGGCTGGACAGACGGCGTGCCGTATCTGACAGATTTCGACCGGACCGTCGTGCAGGCACCGCGCGTTCGCCTCACGATCGACGATCTGTTGGCGCAGGGCCCGATCTCCGGCAACGCCATCAGCTACCTGGTGGAAGGTGCGCGCGAGGGCGGATTCGCAACCGTGGCCGAGGGTGGAGCGAAGCCGCAGATGCACTTCGTGAACCCCACGCAGAAGACCGACGCGCTCAAGAAGATCGCCGGCTTCATCACGCTCACCGATGAGTTCCTGGAAGACGCCGATTTCCTGAAGACGGAAATCGACACCCGGCTGCTCTATGAGCTGGCCTACATCCAGGAGCAGCAGCTACTCAACGGTGACGGCACTGGTCAGAACTTGCTCGGCGTGCTGAACCGCTCGGGTCTGCAGACCGAGGCATCGGGTGGGCCGTCCGACAACTTCGATGCGGTGTTCCGCGCCATGACGAAGGTCGAAACCAACGCGCAGCTGCCGGTGGACGGTCTGGTGATTCACCCGAACGACTACCAGCGTTTCCGGCTGACCAAGGACGGCAACCAGCAGTACTACGGTGGCGGCCCGTTCGCCGGGCAGTACGCCAACGACGGCCTGGTGCTGCAGCCTCCGCTGTGGGCACAGAAGACCGTCGTCACACCGGCTATCGCTGAGGGCACCGTGGCGGTCGGTTCGTGGAAGCTGGCGGCGACGGCCTACCGCAAGGGCGGCGTCCGCGTCGAGTCGGCAACCCAGCACGCCTCGAACTTCACCAGCAACCTGGTGACGATCCGTGCCGAGGTGCGTCGCGCACTGGCGGTTCGCAAGCCGCTGGGCTTCTGCAAGGTCGCCCTGGACTGGACCCCCTAGTCCGATTCTCTGACAACCGTTGCGGCGCTGTGGATTACATTCCGCGGCGCCGCAACGGTTTCCCGAATCATCAATGATCATCCGAAGGAGAAAGTGATGAAGGAATACACACTGACCACGCGGCACGGCGAGACGACCGTGCAGCTGTCCGACGAGGACGCCGAGGCGTACGGCGACGCGGTTACGCCCGTCGGGGCAAAGTCCAAGCGCGCGGCGGCGAACAAGGCGGCGACCCCGGAGAACAAGGCCGCCGTGCCCGAGCCGAGCGCGTAGGGTTTCATGCCCGAACTCACAGTCGACGATGTCGAGCAGTACACGCGAAAGCGGCTCGACAAGACGGACGCTGAGACTGGGCGGCTGCTGGCCGCGGGACTGTCCTATGTTCGGCAGTTCTGCGGCTGGCACGTCACTCCCGTCAAGACCGGGCACGAGGTCGAATTGGATGGGCCCGGCGGGCGTCTGCTGGCACTTCCGACGCTCAAGCTCATCGCGCTCACCGAGGTAACCGAAAACGGTCAGCCGGTGGACGTTTCGAGCCTGTACGTGTCCAAGCGCGGACTAGTCCGCAAGAAGAGCGGTGGTTTTTGGTCGCCGCATTACGGCGCGATCACCGTGACCATGGATCACGGTATCGAGGACGCGGGCCCATTCAATGCCGCGGTGCTCTCATTCATTGATCGCATGTCGAAAGCCCCAACCGGCGGCGATCCGATCGCGGTTGGGCCGTTCCGCTGGGCGGAAGAGAAAACCGTTTCAAGGTCGGCATTCTCTGCAACGGAGCTGTCGATCTTGGAGCAGTACCGCCTCGAGAGTCCGGCATGAGCGAGCAGGTTATCCGGCACCGCGGGGCCGGTCGTGACGAAAACGGAAAGCTCACCGCTGACGGCGCACCGGTGTCACTGACTGCGATCGGCGTTGCGCCGGGATCTGGTGACACATCGGCGGGGTCGAGCGGCGGCGCAGATCGAGCCGAGCGCGGTCGCACCGGTGAGGACACTCAGTGCGTCGTCTACTTCCTTCCCGGCACCGATCTGGTCAACAGCGATGAGCTGACGGTGCGCGGCAAGCGATACCGCAGAATCACCGTCAACGACTGGAACGTGAACGGGCGCGGTGGCCTCGAGGTGCAGTGCGCCAGGGGGCAAGGCTGATGGCATTCGTACTGGACCAAGAGGGCGGCGCCGAAGTCCTCAAGGTACTGGCGTCCGGCGCAATCAAGGATCTGGCGGATCAGATTGCCGATGCGATCGGCGAGGGCGCCGAGGTCAAGACGTACACCACCGACCGCGCCGCGGCCTCGGTGAGTGTGCCCGCCGAGATGCAGGCCAAGGATGGCGTGCTCACTCGTGCCGCCGCGGCGGCCGGGCTAGAGGTGCGGCCCAAACCCGCCGCAGAGACGCGCAGTTACGGCAAGGGACGCAAGGCGCGGCCGGAAGCCACACCCGCGGAAGCGAAGGCGTCCGGCGATGCAAATGAGGCGTGGGTGGCTGAGCGGCGGGCGCAAGGCAAGGCTGGCCGGTGACGCTACCCGCGGTGCGTGAGCCGGTCGACGTTGCGCGGCTGATCAAGGATTGGCTCAAGGCCGATCTTGCGGGGCGGTTCCCCGAGTTGTCGGTGCGCCTGGAACTTCCGGCCGACTGGACGCTTGACTCCGATCCGGTGCTGCTGGTCGCTGATGACGGCAGCACGTTGGACATGTGGCCGGCGGCCACGGACCCGACGATCCGGGTCACGTCATGGACTGCGGGCAGGGAGACCAAGTACGCGTACGCGGCGATGGCGCGGCTGTTGACGGCGCGTGTTCCCGGTGTCGCCGCGATCCTGCCGGGTGCCGCGTTCCTGGAGGCGCGCGACAAGCGCACCGCCGGCGACCTCATCTCTTTCACCGTGCGTACCCGAGCACGCACCCGGTAACTGCGCTGTAGCGCACCGATCAACCCCGCCTATCTGGCGGGGTTTTTTGTTGGCCCGCAAGGGCTCTCACGCCCTTAAAGGAGGGAATCAACAATGGTTGCAAAGATCAATCCCGATGCCACCGTCATCCCGGATAAGGCCGAGGTCTGGCTGATACTCAAGCAGGATGTCCCAGGCAACAACATCGCCGCGAAGATCCCGACGAACGCCACCGACGACCCCGGGGCCAAGGACTGGGAGTTCTCCGGTCTGATCGACGACAAGAAGGGCATCCCACTCGACCCGTCCGGCGAGGTCAAGGAATACGACGCGTTCGGGCATCCGTCGTTTCGGATCAAGTTCCGCAAGGGCAAGCTCAAGAGCGGTTTCACCGCGCTGGAGTACAACTCCGTCACCCGCAAAGTAGTGCTGCCCGGCTCCACGCCGGACAAGTTGGGCATCCCCAAGGATGTTCAGATCTACGTGCTGTACCGGTACGTCGATGAGGACATCACCCGCGTGTGGGTGGCGCTGCGCCCGGCGCTGGCCGAACTCAAGAGCCACGGCGGCATTGTCGACGGCGAGCTGTCATTCGCAGAGATCACGGTGCACCACACCGCCGACGCGAATGGCGACGTGTTCAAGTACCTGGACAGCAGCACCGACGACGACGTCACCAAGACGTTCACTATCGGCGCGGGCGTGACCGCCTACACGGCAACGGTGGGTGATGACACCACGGCCTCCCTCACAGCGAAGACGGCGTACGCGCTGCAGTCCGCGATGCGGGACTTGGAATCTGTGCAGGCACTCGACGCGCCCGGTGTGACCGTCGAAGGCCCCGACGGCGGCCCACTGGTGGCCACCTTTACCGGCCCGGTTCCCGCTGTGTCGGCAACCGGCACCGGCGGCACCGTCACTGTCTCGTAGGTCGAAAGCACCCGCCCCGGACGCGACCGACTCCCGTGTCCGGGGCGGGGCTTCACCCAAGCGAGTCGATCCCCTTTCCCTGTAGCCAAGGAGTCGAACATGACCGCACCACGTAAAAGCCCGCCGCGCAAGGCAGTTCCCGCCAATGCGCCCAAGCCGCAAGATCACAAGGCCAAGAAGTCGGCGGCGATTCGTCAAGCCGAAGCTGACGGATACGTCGACATCGAGCAGAACGGGATCACCTTGCGAATCCCATTCGGCGACGCCGTGCCCCTGGAGGCATACATGAAACTCAAGGACGGCGACGAACTGGGCGGCACCGAAATGCTTCTCGGATCTGAACAGTGGGCGGCGTTCCTCGCGACCAGCCCGACTGTGGGAGACTTCGCCGCGATCGGCGCCAAGCTGTTGGAGCTGTCGGGGGAATAATCGGCCTCTTATGCCTGCTCGACGAGCATGGCGACGAGATAGAGGCCGACCTAGCCCAGTACTACAACGGACTTGACCTCACCGATTTGTACCGCGGCGCACTGTCTATCCGCCGTGTCGGCGTACTGGTGCGCCAACTGCCGCCGCATTCGCGCACGGTGGCGGCGGTCAACGACGGTCAACCCGGGTGGACGGTCACCGATCACCTGATCGCTGATGTGTGGGCGGCAATGGTCAAGTTGCTCGGCGACCCGAAGAAGGTTCCTGAAAACATCGACCATCCGACGCGCGCCGCGATGGTCGCCAAAGCTGTTGCCGCAGCGAAAGAAGCGCTCAAAGCCATGTTCCTGAGACGCAAGAGTGGCTATGCCAAGCATTGATCAATTCATGAATCCTGTTGTGGAGGTGAGACATACGTGACGACTATCGGATACGCCACGTTGCAGCTCATACCGTCGCTACTAGGCGTGACCGAGGCGATCGACAAGCAGATCGACGGCAAGGTCGTCAGCGTCTCGATCACACCCAAGGTTGACCAGAAGGCCGTCGACACCGCGGGCAAGCAGGTCAAGGACACCATCGAGAAGCAGACCACCGAGGTTGCGGTCAAGCCGAAGGTCGATCAGCCCGCCGCGGAGACCGCCGGTAAGCAGGCCAAGGAGACGGTCGAGAAGCACACCGGCGATGTGAAGGTTGTGCCGAGGATCGAATCGGCTGCGATCACCAACGCCGGGGCCACGGCCGGGGAGCTGGCGGGGCGTGCGATCGGCGAGCAGATTGCCAAGACCATTCCCACTGGGATGTCTGGCATTGCGGGGTCGGTCGGCAACATTCTGCGTAGCGCCCTACCTGGCCTCGGGTCAGTGGTGGGTGCGGGCGCCGGTGCGGCCATCGTGACATCGATCCTCGATGGGGTCAGCAGGGGCAACTACACCAAGGCCGGGGAATCCATCAAGCGTGGCCTTGTCGGCGCAGTGGACAAGGCCAACATCGGTACGGATATCGCTATCCGGCTGGGCAATTCGCTATCTGGCGGCCTATCGAAGGCTTCGGACAAGATCGCCACTGTCGCCGGTTCTATTACCGGCAAGGTCAGTGAGGTCGGTAATGCGCTCACCACCACCAAGGAGCTGATCGGCGGAGACGACGCCTGGGGTGCCGGCGCGATCGATACCCTGAACAACGCCCTGGGTACGGCAACCCCACTACTGGAGGGGATGAACGCCGCGGCAGTCCTGGCTTCTGCTGGTGCCAACGCGATTGCGTTCGCCAGTAAGGCGGCGGCCGCGGCGCAACGGTTGTGGAACCTGGCCATGACCGCCAACCCAATCGGACTGATCGTGGTGGCCGTGGGCGCACTGGTGGCGGGAATCATCTACGCGTATCAGCACTCCGAGCGGTTCCGCGCCATCGTCGACGCCGCGTGGAAGGCCATCAAGATCGCCGCCGAGGCCGTCGTCAAGTGGTTCATGGACACCGCCTGGCCAATGCTCAAGAGGGTGTGGGAAGGCATCGGCGATGGCTGGAGTTGGCTGGTCACCAAGGCTGGCGAGGTCTGGACCGGCGTCAAGGAGAAGTTCACGGCCATAGTCGATTTCGTCAAAGGCATGCCCAGCGCTATCACCAACGCAGCCAAGGGCATGTGGGACGGGCTCAAGAACGGCCTGGTGACGGTGCTCAACTGGATCGGCGATAAGTGGAATGCGGTCGCCGACACCCTGTCTATCGAGGTCGGCGGCACCAAGATCAGCGCGATACCACACATGCCCAAGTTCGACGGTGGCGGCTACACCGGCAACGTGTCGGCCCAGCAGATCGCGGGCGTGGTGCATGGGGACGAATTCGTTATCAAATCCAAGTCGCGCAAGGGAATTGAGAATGCCTACCCCGGCCTGCTGGACTACCTGAACAACCAGGGCAAGCTACCCGGATACGCACAGGGCGGGTTGGTCAAGGGCACAGCCGAACTCAGCGACATCATCTCGCAGCAGTTCAGACCGTCCGGCGGCATCGGCGGATATCGGTCTCCCGACGGCAAATTCAACGAGCACTCAACAGGCCGTGCCCTGGATGTAATGGTTGGCAACGACAAGGCCAAGGGTGATGCGGTCAAGGACTTCGTGTTATCGAATGCCGCGGCTATCGATCTGAAGTGGGCGATCTGGCGCCAACACCTGTACTACCCGGGTGGTGGCGGGTACGACATGGAGGATCGGGGCTCGCCGACCGATAACCATATGGATCACGTGCACATCTTCTCGGGTCCAGGTATCGCCAATGGCCTTCTCGGGTCGCTGCAGTCCAAGACCGCCGCGGCGGTTAACGCTGGGACTAAGGCTTCCGGCCCGCCAGTCGGTGATGCTCCCGGCGGTTCCCTTGGCGCGGAGGCGGTGAGCGCTGCCGCGCCGGGTGGTGGCTCGTCGTCCACCGGCGGCGGGTTCAATCTGCCGTCATCCCTCTCCGGGCTCTCGGGGATCGGGCTGGCCGGTATGGGCGTCACAACGCAGGTGCCCGGTCAGCCAGAGCGCACATTCGAGTTCGGCAACGCAGCTGCCGCGGCGGTCGGCGGACAGGTGTCCTCGGCGCTCGGAGTGCTCGGTGTTGGCGATTCGCCGGGCTGGCTCAAGGGAATCTCTCAATTCGTCAGCGGCATATCCGTCGGTGGTGGCGGTTCCGGTGGTGGCCTTGGCGGCGCACCCGAGGGAGCAGGCCCCGGCGCCAGATTCGGCGGCGCGACCCCCATTGCCGCGTCGGCCGCTGTGCCAGCGCCCGCAGCGCTTCCCGCGGGGACTGCTCACGGTGCGGGGGCCGGTGCACAGCCGGGGCCGGTATTCAACACCACGATCAGCGCGTTCGACACCAGCAGCGCCGTATCGATCATGCGGCAGCAGCAAGACGAAATGGCGGCAGCGAAATTGGGCAGGTGGTCATAGATGGCGGTCGCAACGATCACGCTGGATTCGTCGAACGGTGATTCGGTGGTGGTGTCCGCGCCGAATGATGAGTACCTGCTCGACGACATCGTGCTCGACACTGACCCGAAGAGTATGTATGACACCGGGTTTACGATGCGCACCCAGTCGGGAGCATTCCAGCCCGGCGGGCGGCCGGTCGGCGAAGAGGTACCGATCCGCAATCCGATTCTGCCGTTCTGGCTGACCCCAGCGTCCCGCCCTCGGTTTCAAAAGCTCTGGGGCACTCCGTACAACCTGCGCAAGGTCAAGTGCACATGGGACGGACCTTCGGGCCCGCGTTTCCTGTATTTGAAGCTGGCCAAGGAGATTCAGTACACGACCGAGGATGGTTTCGACGCTGATATCGACAAGGTCTATCACGCGGTGGTCTCCGCGCACGCGTACAACCCGATGTACGAGGGCGTCGAGGATGTTGCCGATTGGGTCAATCCGGGCAACTTCACCGTCTATCTCGCTGCCACATCTGGAACCTTCAAGCTGGGGTACGGCCCTGCCGGTGCGGCCGTCCTCACCGAGCCGATTCCATACGACGCTGACGCCGCAACCGTGCAAGCCGCACTGGAGGCGCTGTCAACCATCGGGGCCGGAAATGTCACCGTGACCGGCGATCCCGGTCGCTGGACCGTTCGCACACCGGCAACCTGCCCCGGAATGCTCACGGTTGATGGGACATCACTTGCGCCGCTGTCGTTCTCCATCACCCTGGGCACCCTGTCCTACACGATCACCATCGGCGGCCAGACTACTGCGCCCATCGCATTCACTTCGTCAGCCTCGACGCTACGGCAAGCCATCGAGCAGCTTTCCAACATCGGCACCGGTGGGGTCACGGTGACCGCCACATTGTTCGGGTTCGCGCTGTCCTTCATGACCGGGCCGCTGAATGGATTCCTAGTCGCGTTGTTCACCGGGAAGTCCACGGCGGGCATCCACATCGCCCGCGTGGTGACCAACCCGAACACCGGGTATTTCGACGTATGGAACCCCACTGATCAAGACCTCTGGCCCGAATGGGAACTCGACCCCGCCATTCAGTGGCAGTTCCCAGACTTCGCGTTCGGGCAGGAACGTAAGTGGAACCGCCCGGTGGGCGCCGACGCGGCACGAATGATCGTCACTCCACAGCTGACCCAGATGCTGTCCGTGATGTCTGACCCGTTTATGGACACCTACCTCAGCGCCGATCTGTCGAATGCGGCGGGCCTGTTCAACGGGGTGGAACCGCTCTACCCGGTGCCCCAGTACACCGGCACCGCCGATGATCCGGTGGTGGTGCCGGTCGTGTGCCAGGGCCCCTCGGGAGCGAAGGCCACCTTGCGGCAGCGTCGTTTCTGGTCGGCAGAAAGCGGACTTGAGGCGTGAGGGTCAACGCGGTCGCCTTGCACCTTGTGCCCGGCACACCCGAAACCGGACTGTGGTGCGAAATCTGCCTACTGCCAAGCCGGTACGAGGTGGCGCTATACGCGCTGGTCGGTGACAGTGCGCCGATCCACGTCGGTACCTTCCACGGCTGCGACGGGCACCAAGCATGACCGTCGCGACGTTCGCTGAGCCGTTCACCGGCACCGATCACGACGACTTCGCGGCGTGGGCACGGGAGGTGCGCGAGTACCGCATTGAGCGCGCCTACGACCCGCCGCACATCGAGCTTTACGACGGCGATTGGGTCTATCGCGGCACGGTGCGCGGCGAACTGGGCGGGCGGGTCAATCCGATCGTCAACCAGACCGGGACCATTTCGCTGCGCCTACCGATCGATCTCGACGACCGCCGGGGTACGTGGCCGGCGTTCTGGGCGCTCGACGAAGAGGCGCGCGGCACCAGCAATATCCACGTGATCGTCGAGACCATGGGCGCCCGCATCGGCGGCCGGATGAAGGCCAAAGACGGTGTGCATATTGAGCGTGGGGCCACCGGAGACGTGGTGGTCATCGACTTTCTGGACGATATCGAAGAGCTGAAATTCGTTCATACAGCGGGCAATCCGTTCCTACCGTTGTCACTAATCCAGCAGCCGAAGGCGTGGATGCTGCTCGCGCAGGCTGATCACGGGATCTTGCTGACAATGGCGGCGAATCTACTTCGGTTGCAGCTGACCAACATTGACATCGGCACCCTGTTCAAACTGCTCGACCCGGCCAACTGGAACATTCCCGAGCTGGTCGACACATTCCTCAACATCTGGCAGCAGTCGCAAATCGTCATCGTGCCACGCACGTTCGGCGATTCGGTGGCCCCGCTGTCGCTGGTCGTCGGCAGCATCAAGACATCGATCTTCGACGTGGCCGCGCCGATCATGGAAGACGCAGAGCTGCAATGGGATCTGAGGCGCTGGAAGACCGGCGACCCCGAACCGTGGCCTGGCGCAGGCACCAACTGGCGCAACGGCACCCTGTTCGTCCGCATCGTCGACAAGTCCGGTTTCCGCACCGGCACGTCCATCGGCGGCAACCTGGCTACGGGCCTGACTCGCACAATCGCCGATGTGCTGTCGAACCATGTCGAGGACAGCTACGACCTGTTTACCGGGGACACGATCGACGAGACCGGCTACCGACTGCCCGGCATCCTCGGCACCGAGGCCGCGCACCCCTACGTGACGTACCGCGACGGCGACATCACCGGCATTCAAACATCGAACTTCTCACGCTCACCCGGTGGGGCAGGGCGTATCACTGTGGGCGGGCAGTCAATGCCCGGCGTGAACGAATTGATCAGTGCAGCAATTCAATACGGTGGCGATGTTCTGGGGGACAACATCTCGGCCACTATCAGTCTTGCCGTCGGTTTCAACATCAGCGTCGGCTCACTCGGTGGCGCGATCGATTCGTTTCTCAACCCGATCTACCGCGATTCGATCCTGGCGTTCATGTCGGTACCGCTGCTGTTGCGGACAAGTCGGCAGGGCTGGGGTCACTACCTGGAGACCACGAGTACGAATGTCACACAGGCATTTACTGCGGCCTCGACGATGGATCTGCGCCGACGTCGGCGCGAGACCGACCCCGACACCTCGTTCACGCTGACCGTCGCCAACGCTGCGCCGTGGCTGATCGGCGACAACGGCTTTGGGCACTGGTGGAACGGAGATCGGGTCGGCGGCACCAGCAAGTACCTCATGCCGCGGGTATTCGTGCGCCGCTGCCGCTCCCTGGACATCACCTGGGGTCAGGGCAGAGCGCTGGCAGTCGAGGGCACCTTCGGGGATACCCGCCAGGAGAAGGACGCGATCGAGCGCATGGCCGAACTGATGAGCCGCACCATGAGCGGCCTGCAACAGATAGGACTGTGGTGACAGAGGGTATCTCTCCGGAAGAGGCAAAAGCACTAGCCGACAAGGTTGTCGAATCGGAGTTCATTCCGAAGAAGATCCCGGCCGCTGATGACATCGACGGCCAGGTCAAGGCCCTGGGCGGTGCGCTGGCCTCGGCGCTGCTGACTGCGACCGAGTTGCCGTTGACGGTGATGCAGCCAGTTGTCGCCGACCTGGCAACTCAGCTTGTCGCCCTGGGCATCCGGCAGACCGAGCACATTGACCCCGCTGCGGTGCACGCGCCGGCCTGGATCACCGATGGGGTACGCCAGGAATCGATCAAGCTGCCCGAGCAGCCCCAACACACCGAAGCCGATCCGCATGTGGAGATGACCGCCACCGCGCCCAAGTGCCCCAAGCGCATACCCAAGGCAGCCCGGGCGGTGCGGCGGTGACCACCCCCGGCGGTGTGTCCAACCTTCCCGTTGGCGCACTGACAGTCGAGACTCTGGCTGAGAAGCTGCAGAACTTGACGCCCGCGGCGATGCGCAACCGCGCCGCCGAACGCATGCCCGGCACGTTCCACGGCTCCACCGGCGGTGACCCGCTGCAAGACCTGACGCCGTTCGGGATCTTGACGAAGCTGTTCGCCGGATTCAATTCCCACGTCGCCAACGCTGACCCGAACGATATTCAGGGCCCCGAAGACCTGCCCGGACTGCTGCTGGACTTCATCGAAAGCCTGCCCGTGGTCGGCCAGTTCGTTGGTTTGGCCGAGGCGATCATGGGCACCTACGACGGCGACGACGAGACACTGTTGGCGATTCAACAGATCTTCATGCCGATACGCCGGCTGCTCCAGCTCGCCTCTGGACAGGACGTTGGCTGGCCCACCCTAGAAGAGATTGAAGAGGGTTGGGGCAACCTGTTCGCGGCTATCGCCAAGGCGGTCAGCCAGTTCTTCAAGGGCGTCATCCCCGCGGCGTGGGTTGCTGATGTCCAGAAGGATCTGACTGACGGTGCCGGCGGATTCACCGACCCGTCGGTGGTCGACGATAACCCGGACTGGCACTACGACGCCGCGCAGAACGGGCACCTGTCGGGCAAGTCGATCTACGTCAACGCCGACGGCCATCTGTACGCGATCAGCGTCAAAGACCCCTTCGAGGTGGCGCCGGGCCAGACCGTCGATATGGCGGCCTCGGCGATGTGGCAGGGCCTCACGGCCACGGCGGGGTCCAATCCGATTCGGCTGTGCATCACGCCCTTCGGCCCGGACGGCACCAAGCTGCCCGATATCGTCATCAAGCAGATACAGCCGATGGCCGCGGACTCGGCATGGGTGCGCGCCAGCCTGACTGGCTCATGGACCGTCCCGGCCGATGGTTCGATCAAGTGGGCAACGGTGACATTGGTGGTCACCGAGGGCGCCTCGGGTGGGCCGGTCCATTTCTCGAACGTCGCCTCGGCGATGTCAAACCTGGGACCGGTGCTGGGTAAGTTCAGATCGTTCTTCGATGCCATTGGTGGACAAGCCAACTCGGGTATCGTGCAGTTCGAGCAGCGATTCGCCGCGATCACCGCCGACGGCAAAATCACCGCCTCGGAACTGTTGGGCCTAATCGGCCTAGGCAACATTCCGACGTTGCCCCAGGTCAAGATCCAAGACCTGCAAACCACGTTCAATCAGTTGGGTGACATCTACAACGGCTTGGTGGTAACGCCGATCAACGGATTCGTCGCGGCCATCGCAACGTGGTTCGGAACCAACAAGGACAAGACCCAGAAACTCACCAGCGGCGGAACCCTGTCCGTCGGAGATGTCGTCGGCAATTTCGATATGAGCCGGGTCGACGATCTTGTCGACAACCTCGGCAACATCCTGTCCGGGGTCAAGGACGGCGCCGACGGCGTAGGCACCGGCACCACGGGCGCCATCGGGGACCGCATCAACCAAGCCAAGGACTCGCTACTGGCGCTACTGGGCCTGTCTCAAGATGCGCTCAAAAGCGCTATCGCCGCACAGACCACGTTGCAAGAGCAGGAGACCGAGCAGAACACCGGCGACGGCAACAGCTACAGCTTCGTGTTCTCCGGGGCCGACGGTGCCGCACTGAATACGACCGATTGGACCACCGGCCCCACGCCCGGCGATATCACCATTCGGGGCGACTCGGGATATGCGGGCGTCAAGAACGGCAACCCTGACGGTTACTTTTTCGCCAGCCCCAACTACACCTATGCCAGCGACGGACAGTCGGCCTCATTCGTGCTCGGCAACACCCAAAACGGAAACTACTACTCCGGGGTGTTCATTCGCTGCAACGCCGATCGCACCACGGGCGCCTACTGCCTGGCCAAAGAGGGCGAGGTCCGCGTCGGCAAGTTCACCCGCTCAGGTACCAGCTGGACGTTCGCTACACCGATGACCTTTCAAGGCGGGCTCTCGTCAGTCAAACAGGGTGCCCGTATCGAAATTCGTTGCAGCGGCAACAACTTCTTTGTTCGCGTGAACGGCAAGCCGGCCACCTCCGCGACCGATGTCGCGGGCACCATCGCCGCCGGGCCGGACTATCGATACGCCATGTTCTGTGTTCAGCGCGCAACGTCGTGGTTCACCTACGACTCCTACCGCATCGCAGCATTCGCCATGTCCGATTACAGCCCCTCGGGAGGTAGTGCCACCTTGTCGAACGCGTGGAGCCTAACCCGCTCGTCCACTTCAGGTTTCACCTACACCGACCCCATCACCTCAGCGGGCCAGCTACCGGCGTCGTTCTTCACCTTCACCGACTACGCCAATGGCGCCACCATCACCGACCTTGGCCGAGGCGCGGTGACCGTGGACCAAGCCGGGCTCTACAAGCTGGCGACCACCTGCCGCCCATACTCGGCCAAGGGGCCGGTCACCCCGCATTGGTGCCTGTACCGCAACGACGTTCAGGTCACCGGAGCCATCGGCCCCGGCGCCGAATTCGAGATCCTGCTCAACGCGGGCGACAAGATCCAACCCGCCCTGATCGTCGTCGATTACGACGTGCGCTCAAACGGCTCCACCGGCTCGGAAACCGTTGTCTCGCGCACCATCACCCAAGTATTCGGCGTGGCCTCCTTCACCGGCCGAAAACTCATCTAACACACCACAGGAGAACTCACCCATGACCACGCCCGAAGCACCAGCCACCGTCGATGACAACGAGGATCTGACAGACCCCCCGGCCCCCTCGCCCACCCCGGATCCACCCGCGCCAGAACTGCCGCAAGAACCGCCCACGCCACCCCAGGCGGCGCAGATCCCCGAGCCGAGCACCACGTTCACCATGCCCGAGCTGCCCGGAATCACCTTCGCTGTCGTGCGTGGCGGCTTGGACATCGACGGCAAGCTCAACCCGTCTTGGATTCAGATCACCGGCACTGACAGCGAGGGTGCGATAGTGTCCCGCATAGGATTCGCCGGGCCCTAACGTGCCCTGGTCCACCAGCCCGACCGTTGCCGCCACGCGGTCGGGCGGTAAGTGGTCGGTCAATCCGGCCGTGCCAGCTCCCGCACCAAACGGCCGGTGGCACGCCATCATCGGGATCGACGCCGCACTGGCAGTGATGTGTGTCGGCGAGGTCGAGCTGACCGCCATGCAAGCCATGGGCGTGGTCTTGTCGGTACACCTTGACCGCGAGCTGGCGTTGGCCGCTGTGTACCAGCTGGCCGCGCAACGCTCGATCCTCATCACTCGCAACCTTGCGCTACAGGCCACATTCCAACAAGACCTCGCGCTGGCCGTCACCATGGAACGGGCCCTGTTCCTGGCCAAGGTCATCGGGTGCGGCCTCGCACAGGCCGTGAGCATGACCGGCACCCTCGACCTGGCCCGGGTAGCCCCGATCGACCTGACGCGCAACCTCACGGCGCCGCGCTCGATCAGTTTCGACAAACTGCTACCCGTCGACCTGACACGCACCGTCTCGATGTCCTCGGCGCTGGCGATCGAGCGCGTCGCCAAGATCGACGCCGCACTGACGGTAACCATGACGCGGGCATGCAGCCTCGGTTATCCGCCAGGCGGGCTGCCCACGCTGGCCACCTACACCACGGCCGGGGCGTTCACTCACAACATCGTGCGCAACTGCGACTTCATGGACTGCGTTGGGTGCGGTGCCGGAGGCGGCGGGGGTGGCGGTGACGGCGGCCTGGGCAGCACCGGACAGGGCGGCCGTAAAGGCGCATGGAACGCGCGCACCGTGGCCCGCAACATCGACATCCCCGGCTCCGCATTGACCCTGACCGGCATGGTGGGCGCGCCCGGAGCCGCGGGGGCCAAGGAGAAAGACGGCGGCGCCGGCGGTGACACCACATTCCTGATCAACGGAATCACCACCACGTGTGCCGGCGGCGCCGGCGGTAAAGGCGCCTACGCCGGCAACGGACTCAACCAGCCCGGCGAGGCTGCGGGCAACACCACCCTCAACGGCCAGACCTACACCGGCGGCGCACAGGCAGGCACCAACACCAACGGCAACTCACCCGGAGGTGGCGGCGGCCCCGGCTCGGGCGGCGCCTTCGGAATCGCCAACCCCGGACGCCTCGGCGGAACGGGCATAGCACATATCCGGTCCTACCAATAGAAGGGAAAACCATTATGGCATGGGGAATTTCGTCCTACCTGGCGAACAAACTGCTCGATCACATCTGCCGCAACGTCGCCTACACACCACCGGCAACCGTGTACGCCAAGATGCACACCGGCGATCCCGGCGCGAACGGAACGGCTAACGCATCCTCGGTGGCCACCCGCTACGCCTGCGCGTTCAACGCGGCGGCAGCCGGGTCGATCAGCCAATCCAACACCCCCGAGCACACTCTCGGCGCCACGGAAACCATTGCCGGGGTGTCATTCTGGGATCACCCCACGGCCGGGAACTTCTTGTGGTCATCGCAGGCCGCCGCCTCCAAGTCCGGTGCCAGCGGCGACATCATCCGCATCAACACCGACACCCTCGCACTCGGCCCGCTGGCGGCATGATGCGCCGCCAGCTGCTCATCTATCCGGCCCTCTACCTCGCCGTGTTCGCCGTCGCGTTCCGCCTCGGCTGGTGGGCATCCGACCAGCTCTCTTCCTACGCACAAGAAATCGACCCACGCATCGAAAAGGAGTACACCCGATGACCACCGTGATCACGAAACTCAAGGCCCGCGAGGTTGACAACTTCTGTCGCGCCCGCCGCGGCTTGCCGTACGCATTCGGTGGCGCATTCAGTACCGACCCGAAGCGCTCCACCGACTGCTCGGGTCTGGTATTGCAGACCGGCGCGCTGCTGATGGGGCGCACCGACTGGTCCGGAAACCGCTACGGCTCAACGGAATCGTTCCGCTTGAACTACCCGATTGTTTTCGACATCGGGTTCAAGCGACTGCCCGCCGGCGGCGTGAAGGCGTTGGGTTTTGCGCCGATCATGCTCGTCGGGTTACAGCACGGCGGCGGCGGCGAATACAGCCACACCGCGTGCACACTGTTCTACGCCGATGCTCCCGGCGGTGAGATCAAACAGTCGGTGCGCGGTATTGACTGGGAGAGCCACGGAAACCGCAACGGCGTCGGAGTCGACTACTACGACAACGCCCGCGCCTGGAATGACCCGCTGTTCAGCGACTTCTGGTACCTGGATGCCAAGCTCGAAACCGCTGCCACCCCTGCAACGCCACAGCCTGTCATCGTGGGGCCCGCTGACGATCAGCTCAACATGCAGTGGAACTGCCTCGGCGGCCAAACCCTCGTCGAGGCCGTCGCCCAGATCCGAGACAAGGTGTGCGGCACCGCAGATCGCAGCAAGGCCGGGGTGGTGCTCCGATGAGCGCGCGGCTTCCGCTCAAGCCCGGGTCTTCGGATGCGCGCGGTGACGACGTGTCGCACTGGCAGCGGTGGGGCAAGCAGTACGCCTCGGCGTACGGAGACCTCATGGGTCCGGTGGACGGGTACTACGGAAACGGTGATGCCGCGTTCACCCGAGAGATGCAGCGCCGACTCGGATTACCGCAGACCGGTGTATTCGATGAGCTGACCGCCAGCCGGGTCGGCTATGGCGGCACCGTGGCTCCACGCCCGCGCCGCAAGATCTGGTTGTATTCCTCGCCGGGCTCGGGAGCAGATTGGAACGTGGGTCCGAGCTTCGCCCTCGGCGAGTGGTGCAAGGACGTGCTCAAGATCAACCATCAACCGCTGTCATTCCAAAAGGGCGGCTACCTCGGACTGCTCGGCGGCGATGCGAAATTCAGCTACAACGAGGTCACCTACGACCAGTACAAGTCGCTGCAGTACTGCCTCGACCACAACCCCGACATCAACGACCCGGATCTCGAGCTGTGGTTTTCCGGCTACTCGCAATCGGCCGACGGCATGGAGGACGCACTCGAAATCCTGTTCGGCGACGGCGGTTTCATCCATCCCGGCGACCCGACGCGGACACCTTCGCCTCCCGGCAAGTACCGGCATCTGCGCGACCGGATCAACGGCGTGGTCCAGTTCGGCAACCCCTCGACACCCGTCACGGGCATCGCCCGCAAGGCGCGGCCCGCGTGGCTGGCCAAGCTGGTGCGCAACGTCAACGCCCGGAACGACTTCTACGCCGTCGCGCCAGACAACATCCGCCCGGCGTTCTATGCGATCATCGTGCAGGCCGAGCTGGAGCTGCCGTTCTTCGTACACGTACTGCGCATCGCGGTACCCATCATCACCGACTGGGCCACCGCGGCGCTGCCAATCATCGGCCCGCTACTCGGCGGGTTCGGCCCCATGGCGCAAATGGGCCTGGGCATGATCTCCGGTCTACAGGGGATGGGGCAGAACCCCCTCTTTGGCAACCTCATGGGCCAGGCCGGATCCTCGCGCGATACCAAGGTCGACGACGATCTGCGCCGGCTGCTCTCGCCCACCGGAGTACTACAGAACATCCCCGGCCTCATCGCCCTCATCGCTGCACTACCCGGCCTACAAGCACACGGCGAATACCACCTGCCCAAACCCGAGTTCGGCGGCCGGGACGGCATCGCGGTCGCCTACGACATCATCGCCGGATTCCGCCGATAAGCCTGGCATAGCTGGACTAGCCCGGACGGTCGAGCACGTGAAGTAGTCCACCCAAAACCCCAGCACAACGGCAGTGGTGGACGAAATAGCCGAAAACATACCGGGATCTATACCGGGCTACTCATGACCTGCACTGTTTCCGGTTTTGATCACGAAAATGAGAGGACAACCAACCATGCCCAACGACAACGTACGCCTGGCAATCCACGCTGCGAGTCTGCTCGTCTTCATTATCGCGGTGGCAGTGCTCGTCGCTCTCGATAAGCTCCAGAGTGGCGATGGCCTGACGTGGATCGTCACCGGCGCCGGTCTCATCACAGCCGGGCTCTCCACAACCAAGATGATTCAGGACCGGCGCGGCAACGGGCCGGACGGGTCGGCTCAGTGATCCTGCCATCAATCCCGATCACCGAATGGCCCCCACTGCCTCCGCTGGCCCGCGACGGATGGGAACTGGCCACCTGGATCGTCATCGCCCTGGTCGTGCTCGTCCTCGGCCTGTACCGCAAGGATCTTCGCGCCGTGCTCCACCAGGTCAAGAACAGCCACAAGACCAACCTCCGCGACGACGTGGACGGAGTTGGTGACCGACTCGACGACGTGCTCGACCGGCTCGAAGAGTTCGGCCGCGACCTGCGCGGAATGCGCTCCGATATCGGCGGCCTACGCGGCGAGTTGAGAGAAGAACGCAAGGACCGCTTAGCATTCGAGCACCAGGTAACAGAGAAGCTGCGCGACTCAAACTAGCCGACCGGAAACGGCCCTGCTCAAATCCACTGAGCAGGGGCGTTTTTCGCCGTCTATCGGCTAGTGAGATACCTCATCGAGACCATTTTCCCGCAGCGTGGCCGTCATCGCCTCGACAACCCTTGCGGCCGGCCAATCATCCGGCGCTGAAATCAACGTGCCCCCGGCCAGCTCAGTCGCGGTTAGCCGGTCAACGAGATGGCTGACCGTACCAACCTCGGCGCTGATCCACATTCGGTAGCCGACGCCGATCTTCCAGTTGCCACGACGAGCGAGACGACGCACTGCGAGATCCGCGAATTCGGTGGTTGCGGGCTCCCACGTCTCGACCACCGCAGCTGTTACGGCGTCGGCATCCACAGACCGCAGCGCGTTCTCATGCGCTTCACGGAGCTCGACTGCCAGACGGCGGCGAGGTAGCCGCTGTCCGACTGCTGGGTGACCGGCTGCGATACGCACCAGAGGGGAAACACGGGGGCCTGCGCCCGAAATGGTGAAGGAGTAACCCTCACCGGGTAGCGCATCACCGATATCTTCCGAGGCCCCTACGAATTCACGAACGGGATGTTTGCGAACTATGTTGACCAGTTCGTCGGGGGAACCTTCCCACAGTTCCCAATCGTTGTCGGCCGCAATCTGCCAGCTCGATACGTCGAACGCTGATTGCAACGAACGGAGCAGGCTGTCGGTGCGTGCGGCGATCCATTCGGGAGATTCGCCAGCTGCTACCCGGAGAGCGAGCAGCGACGGCCGCGATGCGCCCCAGACTGGGTTCTGCACCTCGTTCACAGCTGCCACCTCACTCATGGTTTCGGAGTGTAGATGACCTCTACACCGTAGACACCGTTTGAATCGAACAGGTCACGAAGGGCCGCGGCACCATAGGGATCGGATACGTGCCACTCAAGTCTCGCACCTGGTGGGAGCGCGCCGAGCTGTCGGTCAACTTGTTCGAGCGCCGACTCTGCCCGCCCCGTCCAGTACGCGTTGTCCGGCGCGAACGCCAAGCCCCGAAAGCCGTCCTTTGCTTCGAGAAAGACCTCTTGCGGGCCGCGATAGGTGTGTCCGTCGAAGGAAACTGGGGCTCCCGTATCTAGGTCATGTTGCACCCATTCGGGCAGTGCTCCGCTGGGTGTTCGTTCAATTCCGCCGATTTGTTCCTGGTACGGCATCCAGTCTTTGTCGAAGTTGTGGTTGATGTGCTTCCAGCCTGGCTCGGTGTCGCCCTTGTTCCATGTGGCCTCGGGGGTGCCGGGCGGCCATCCGCCCGGGTGGTGCGGGTCCCCGGAGGTGTAATGCTGGCCGCCGCCAGGATCGAACTCATATGGTGCGGGCGGCTGATACGACGGCGGGGTGTGGTCACCACCTGCTGAGGGGGCCTGATGGTCCATCACGGGCCAGGAATGCGCGCCGGCGCCGGGCTGCTCGACGTGCGCGGACGTCGGTTCGTGGGTGCTGGATAGATCGTGGGTGATGGCGCGTCCTTCGGTGCCGGTGAGGTCGCCGAGCAGTCCGCGCGCACCGGCTGCCGCTTCGCCTCCGATTGCCCCGCCTCCGAGGGCTTCGGTGCCGTGGATGATGTTTTTGCCGATGAACTCGCCGGGGTGGTTGTAGAACTCTTTGGCTTGTTCGATGCCCATCTTGGGCGCGGCCAGTGGATCGCTCGTCAGCTCGTGAACCTGTTTGACTGCGCCCAGGCCTACGTCTTTCCATGCTTCGGCGACACCGGGAGCGCCCGGACCTGCTTGCCCGGTAAGAACTTTCGCTTGTTCGATCTGGCCGTCAATGGTTTTGGTGGCCTCATCGTTAGCGCGGCCCACGATGTCGTTGAACTGATCACCGGGTGAGTTATGCAGCGGCACCTGACCAGGGGTGCGCATCGGATCGGCGTCGGGGGCAAAACGCGGTGCCTGCGCCCGCTGGACCGCCTCATTGACCCGCTGCTCGATCTGGTTGGCGGGCACACCCTCGTGTTGCAGGCGCTCGCGGGTCGCCTGGGCGAACGCGGGAACATCGCGATCGGCCAAGGTGGGGGCGAGCTTGGCCGGTTTGGTCTTGTCGATATCCCCCACACCGGGCATGGCCCCGATGCTGCCGAGCTGATGCCCATCCACCGACGCGGTTTTCGGGTACAGCTCTTTGTAATTGATCGTCTCCGGGCCGCTGGCGGCTGCGGCTGGGGTGGTGCTGGCCGGGTCGGTGGCCTTGGGGTACTGCTGTTTGTAGTCGATCGTCTCGGCTGCTGGTTGGCCTGGCGTGGCCTCGCGCAGGATCTTGCGCGCATCGACTAGGGCCGCTTTGGGGTTGATGCGGGAGAGCATTTTCTCGCGCGCGGCATCGGTCTGTGTCTTGAGTTCTTGGGTGGCCTTCTCCCACTTGGCGACATACTCGCGTAGTTCGCGCTCAGCGTCAGCCACGATCTGTTTGTTGCGGGCCACCGACTTTTCGCTTTCACCCTCAGCCGGGTGATAGGTCATCGTGAAGTCTTGACCGACCGTGACGCCCTCGCGCAACGCGTTGGTGACGATGTTCTGCCCGCTGGTCAACGGTGGCAACACCTCGAACTCGATGGTGGCGCTGACGAGCTTGACAGCATCTTCGGTGGTGTCGTCGGCGTTATCGGTGCCCTTGCAGTCATCGGCGGCGGCTTCCTGGGCGGCGCCCGCGAATTGCCCAGACCAGTAGGTTCCGTTCGGGGTGGTGGCCCACCGTTTGTAGTCGTCGTAGGTGGCTTTCAACGCCGCTGTGCGCGGCCGCAAACTGTCCACCACCGCCATATAGTCGTTGGCCTTCTTGGCCATGAACTCATCGAGGATTGTCACGGCTGGAGCCTCATGCGCGTTGCGGCGGCTGATAGATGCTCGGCAACTTGTAGTACCCGGCGTGCAGCTGCTCGGTGGTCAAGAAGCCTCTGTGTGCCTCGTCGTATACATCGCTGATCGCCTCCAGGCGAGCGGCGGCGATGCGCTCCACATCCGAGATCGCTTTCGAGAAAGCCTCAAGCGCCGCCAAACCCGGATCCGCCCCAGGGGTCACATGGTCTGCCGGGATACGCCCCCGGATCTGCCTGGCACTCTCGCGCAGGTGCGGACCAATCTTGGCCATCGCGTCAAGGTCGGCCTGCAACACCTTGTCATCGCTCACACCTGCCCCCTTGCCCGATCTGGTTACGGGGCAGACTACAGGCACAGTAGGAAACCGGTCGTGCAATGCCGATCACCGGGCGGCAATCTGTCAACAGCAGCGGGGTTGCCCGGGGCTCAGCGCCCGCGGGTCGCCAGCTCAGGGCACTCGCTCATGACCTCTTTGTCCACGACAGCCCTGGCAGCATCGTAACTGCTGTAGAGGTGTTGATCTTCTGAGAACGTTAGGGCCACGTCGGTCGGCCCCATGCCGGGGTACTTGCGCAGCGTGTCACACACAATCCCAGTTAGACGAGGACTGGCGTGCGCAATTGGAGCGCACCCGAGAGTGATCACCGCGGCCAGCACGAGCGCCTTCATTCGATGTGCCCCGGCTCGCCAGGAGGGATAGTGTCAGCGGTGACGGTGTAGGTCTCGATCCCGCTCCGCTCGGCGGGGATCACGTCATGCGCCCACTGGGGGCAGCCACCGTAGTAGTAGACGCCGCCGCAACTGCTGTGGACATATTGCGGGTGCCAGTATCGGCGCGCTCGCTCCCATGATCCGTCCGGGTTGATCGGTCCGTCGCACATCTCGAGAATCTGTGGATTGAGGCCGAGTAGCGGCACGCGCGCACAGCCGGGTGGTGGTGGGTCAGCATTGGCCGACGGGCTGAACATCAACGCCGCCGCGCAAATTGCGACCACAACCCCCGTGATCTTGTTCATGCGCGGATCGTACTGCGATTTACTCAGCTTCCGGCCAGGAATGCCACCAGTCGATCTACCTTGTCGATCCCCGCGAAATGCCGGGGCGCCCTGCGACTATCCTGACCATCGGCCCACAAGATCACGCCGGTGTGCGCGTACATGACGGAAACCCACGACGCGGTGCCGGGGCGGCGGTAGACGAGCTCGCCACTGTCGCCTCCCACGGCTACCCAGCCATGCACGCGTGCGGCCCGATCGACGGTCTGCTGTCCAGTCATGTCGATTGCCCTTCTGTTGCGATCGTCGAACGCCGCCGGGTGGCCTTCTTAATTCGGGGAGCGGCACACAGCCGGGAAGCGAGCGCATCGACGCCAGCAGCCCCGCGTCGCGCGGAATATCCGAGGTAAACCATTGTGGTAGAGAGGCTTTGATGGCCGAGGGCTTCCTGTATGTAGCGGATATCCACGCCGGCCTCCAGCAGTGCCGTGGCGAATCTATGGCGCAGTGTGTGCAGCGTGTAGGGGAGTTTCAGGTTCGCCAGAAACTCCGAAGACGTAACCGAGACATAGTTCGGAGTGACGGGCCCACCCTCGGGGCGCCGGAACATTGCGCCCGGCTGGCTCATCTGGTTACTCAGGCGCTCAAGCACAATCGGAGGTACCCGCACAATCCGCTGCTTCCCGCCCTTTCCGTGCACAGTCAGGAACGCGCCGCCGTCGCCGTCCGGCCGAAAATCGCTGCGCTCCATTGCCGCGATCTCTCCGGCGCGCAAACCGCAGTAGCCGGCCAGGAGTAGCCACGCATGCATGTCCGACCCGATAGGCGCGGCCATCAGTGCGAGGTCGAGGTGATCGTCGGGGATCGGCCGGGGCATCCGGCGCTTGATCTTCGGCTGGACCAGACGTGCGGATGGGTCCGCGGCGATGAGGTTGGCCCCGTGGGCCCAGCGGTAGAACGCGCAGACGTGGCTAGTGTAGGTCTGAACGCTTGAGGCGCACACCCGTAGGGAGCGCTGCCATGCCTCCAGCTGTTCGGGTGTGGCGTCCATCAATGCGGTGTCGCCCAGCCAGCGGTCGAGACGATCGAGTTGGCCGAGACGGTGCTCGATGGTTTTCGGAGTCATGTTGCGGAGCTTTAGATACGCTGTGAATGCACTGAGAGCCGCCCCGGAGCTGTGAAGGTTTTCCAT